TCGGCAAGCTGCCGAAGCCAGGCCATGTCGTAGACCTCAGGCATATCGGCGACCAGCTCGGACGCGAGCTTGTCGCCCGGATCACGCTCCGGCTCATTGACCTCGGATTTGGGTTTAAGCTCGTCGAGAACGCCCCGGTTGACCATCGCCGCACCGACGGGGTGGGTCTGCACCGAAACCCATTCCTCGCGGCTAATGCGCTGGATGCCGGGGCGAAACTGAACCCCGGCAACCTTGCGAAGGCGCGGCTCGCGAAGCCTTACGCGAACATCGCCCATCAGATGCCCTCCCCGATCGCCATGCTCAGCGGGTAGTAGATGAGCACGCCGCCGATGCGAGAATGACAGGGCACAACGAATTCGAGATTGCGCTCCTGCACCGGCAGTTGCTCAAACATCTGCGGCATTTCGAGCGTGAACGCGTCCGGGCTGCGCCGATATGCGATCATGATTTCGCCGGTGAACGGATCCGCGCCCATGAATTGAGCGCGATTGGCTGCGGCAATCTCGTTCGACCACTCAATCGAGTCGATGAACGGATTGTTCCGCAGGAAATACTGCGCGATCGTCGTGTCCGTGCCGGTGCCGGCATTGTTCGTCGTGATCTTTGTGTATTTCTCGATCGGCAGCACGAGAGTATCGGGCTGCTCCGCACCGTTCGTGCGTTCGACAATGCCATTCGCCAGATCGTTCATGTCCCGCAGGATCTGATCAGGCGTCTTGGTGTCCCAGCCAGTCGCATCGCCCGTGCCGTCATTTTCAACGGCATCAGCAGGGATGTTGTCATTCGTCAGCCAGCCTTGCAGGCCATGCTCGGCGTCGCCGTAGAACGCAATCCGGTTCCACCGTTCACGCATTGCCCGACCCGCCGCCGCAGCCTTGCGCTGCTCAAGCGGCTTGCCGGCCATCTGTGCAGCCCGGATTTCCTGCAGCGAATAGCCGTAGGCATCTCCGACCGACCGCACGCGTGCCACGAATTGCTTGCCCTTGACGTCAACACGCGGCAGGTCGTCAGCATAATTCGCAAGCACCTTCGCAATGCCGGTCATGTCATACTGTTCGTAGACAATGGACTCGGCACCGGCTCCGGCGGTGCTGTCAGTGGGGATCAGATCGAAAGCACGAAGCGGGGCACGAATAACGTCATACGTATTCGCTTTGACGTGCTCCAGCTCTCGGGTGAAAAACATCGAGGCAGTTTCCGCATCACCGCGAAACCCCGCCTCATTATCAAGTGCTTGCCACAGGCTCATGTTTGCCTCCGTTAGGGCAGGTTGATTTCAACGATGGCGAGTTCACCAGCGTCAGCGGCAGAGCGGAAAACGCCGCCCGTTGCGATATTGTCGAGTGCCACGTCAGTGAACTTGCCTTCCTCGCCTTCACTGGTCACGTCCACATAGGCATCATCACCAGCGGCCACCTCGGCGGTCACTTCGACCCAGACACGCCCTCGGCGCATAACGCTCACAGTGTCGGTGTCGCGATACTCAGCACCGGCGGAGTATTGCCCGCCCGCCGCAGCGGCCATGTCCAGGCCTTGCACCTGCGAGTGGGTAAAGAGCGCGACCCCGGCGAGGATGCCTGCATCGTCAGTCGGAACCGCAACCTGCTTTTCGGGGGCAGTGCCATGCACCACGCCCGCGCCAAAGAACACCGCACCCTCGGCGGCGAAGCTCTCGACATGATCGTAACCAAGATCAACCTTCTGGCCAGCCTGTGCGCCGTCCAGAGCGAAGCCGTAGGTGCTCGCGTCAGTTTGTGCCATGATCCGGCCTCCTTACTGCATGCGACGGCTGGCGCCGTCTTTGTAGGTGCCCTTGTCCCGGCGCTTGTAGGCGGAGCGGATATCATCCATCGCCTCTTTCTCCGAGTTCTTGCCACCGCCTGCGTCCTGACGCGGCACAGCGGTTTCTCGCTGCTTGCTCAGAGCGTCGCCATGCGCGGTGTGCGTCTCAAGCGCGGCGTCGAAGCGGGCCTGAACGTACACATCCGACGCATCGTCAAGCTTGGCATCCTTGTGAATGTGCTTGACCACAGCCTCGCGGATTTCACGATCCGACATGCGGTCAAAATCCGCATCGCCCACAACCTTGGACGCAGACCGCTCAAGCGCCACACGCTCGCGCGCCGCCGCCCGGATCGCCTCATCGCTGCGCTCGGTCGTAACGCGCTCGACCTCTGCCGTCGCCTCATCAAGCTTGGCCTTGGTCGTCTCGGCCTGCGTTTTCGCAGCCTCAAGATCGCCCTCGGCCTTCGCCTTGGCTTCGTCAAGTTTNGCAAGATGCCGCTCAACCTCCGGCGGCACGCTGTATTCAATGCCGTCCACGCGGACGGTCACGCTCTTGTCGCTCATATCATCACTCCTGACTTCCTGAGCTTCGGTGACGGCCACCGCGTCAGCGGCGTCCAGATTGAGCCTTGCCTCTGGCCCGGCCCGGCCACGATCCACGATCGCGACGTGATTGCCCCGAATGCCGCGCTGAACGGCATCAAAGGTCTGTCCCATGTATTCGCCCGGCATCTCGTCAATGCTCATGCGGTAGCCCGCTGACAGCTCAACGGTGCCGGTTTCCTCGATCCGGTTGATCGTGTCGCTGTCAGTGATCGTCAGCGGCGCGACGATCCAATCGCCGTCAACCGTGATGGTCTCGCCAATGTGTCCAACCGCGAGACGCTTTGCATTGTCCGCCGTAACCAACGCCTCGGGCGGATGCCCAAGCGTAATCGGCTTGCCTGCAAAGCTCGCGAGCGCATCAGCCGCGAAAACATCCTCGGGCAGCCGGAGCTCCCGGCGAATGCCGCCCTGCCCATCCTGATAAGCCTGGATGCCAATCCGAGCGATACGCGCACGACCGCGCAGGTAGCCCTCGTCGGTCCGCTCCATGCGGATCGGGGCCTCCGCGAAGTCAATTCGGAAGACTTGCGTCATTCTATTTCTCCGATTAGATCCTCCAGGTATGCGCTATATGTGCAGCGGCAATTTACATCTTCGCCGGGGTGCCCACCAAATGGAGGATCACTCCAGCTAAACACCCGCCCATTGCGCTCCTCGTGCTCGCCTCTGACCCGGCTATCCTCGGATGTGCGCCACACGTATCGATCAATGCCAAGCTGGCGCTGGCGCTGCTGCGTGATTTGCGCGTTGAGTTGGCTCGCCCCGGTGCGCGCGATGCGCTCAGCACGCCGGTCTGTGATACCGAACCGTTCTCGTAGCTCTCTCTGTATCTCTCGCGTCCGCCGCCCTGACCGCACCCCCCGCTGAACGGCATCCTGCATCTCCTCGACGGCCTCGTCGGCATAGCGCCTGATGAAAGCGTTATTCTCGCGCTTCCAGCTATCGACCAGCCCGCGGATCGTGTCGTCATCGTAAAAGCTCGGCTCCACACCGATGACGGCTCGGATTTGCTTGACCTGCTCCTCAGTAGCGCGCTCTGCAATCCGGTCGCCGACGCTCTCGATTTCCTCCGCCGCGTCCTGCAGCACAGGATCAAGCGATGACCGCGTGGCCGTGAACAGATCCGCCAACCGGTCAGTCCACCCGCCAACCCGCTCTCGGTCTGAGCGGGTGCCCGCCTCAGAAAGTATCCCTTCGATCTCCGGGAACACGCGATCTCGGATGGCCCGCTCAATGGCTCGGCGGATATCGCGCAGTCGAGCTCGATGGGTTCTTATCTCCCTTTCCGGTCGCCGGGCCGGCGGTGCCACCTTGCGGCGCGGCTTCTTGCCTTCCCGCTTTGCGCGCTCAACAAGCTCTTGGCGGGGTGTCATCGCACCGCATCAACGATCTCGCGCGCCTCGTCTTCGGCGATCACACCCTGATCCAGAAGCAGCGCAACTGCCCGAGCGGTTTGCTCCAGCGTGGCCGCCTTCTCGGCCGCATCCGGTTGCCAGAGCGGCGCGGGGGTCACCTTCCGATCTTCCGGCTCCCCGCCATCAGAAATGTCCAGCAGGCGCACCAGGTGCCGCACAGGCGGCAGCATATTGCCTTCTTGCTCGGATTTTACCAGGTCGTAGAAGTTTCTGATGTCGCCTTCGCCAGTCGCGTTCTGCCCCTCGGGGCTGCGACCAAAAAGCTTTGTCTGCGGGATGCCGGTGACAGCACTGAGATTGTGCTTGAGCTCTTGCAAAAGCTTATCAATACCCTGCACGCTGCTCGCCTGCTTCGTGTAAGTCTCATTATCGGAGTCGATCAGCAGCACATTCAAGATGGATCGTGACAGCCCGAGCATCTCAAGCCGCTTCTTGACAACATCCTCCTCGCCGGCCGCAATCATGTTCGTGAGATTGCTCATCGAAAGCGTCGGCTGGATAAAGTCTCTGATGATACCGCTGGTGGCGCCCATCGCCTCGGCGTAGCGCGTCATTGCCCGATACGGCGCTTGCAGCCGGCTATCGCCCCAGCCATCATTGCGCTGGCGCAGATGGTCCGGGACATCCTGCCCGTCGAAAACCATGAACCGCGTGCGATGGCACCGAAAAGGCGTCCCGCTAATCGGATGCACCATGATATACTCGGCGCGGCCATACCAGCGCGAGCCGGGGTCCGTGCTGATATCCTGGATGGTCCATGACGTCTGCCAGCGGTCATACACCAGCAGGTCGCTTATCCCGCGCACGCGCGCCTCGTTGAGCGGCTCCTCGAGATCGGCGGACCCATCGTCAACGATCTGCACCATGATCGCGCCGCCGTAGAGCCCTGCCCAGCGAAGCGCCTTGTTGATCGCCTGCTTCGCGCCGAGTTCTTCCAGTTCTGCGAGCCGCTCCTCTGCCTTGTCCCCTTCGATCGTGATCCACTGCCGCGTCATCTCGTCAGCAGGAAGGTCTACGATCCGCCGTCCGATACCGTCGCTGCGATAGATTGCCTCAAGCCCGCGCTGATGCAGGCGCGCATCGGGCGTGGCCCTGACTGCCTGCGCCGGGTCACGGTCCGTCCCGAACGAGCTCAGGAAATTAGCGTATCCGTCGTTTCGGATATCATCCATGCCGGACGCTATCCTTGCGAGTTACCGGCTTGCGCTTGATCGCAACGGGCACCTTGCGGCCTTCATCCTGCCTTACCACTCGGTCGCTCTGTGTATCCATTGCGTGTCTCCCGTCGCCATATCGGCTACAGCGTCCATGAGGGGGTCGAGCATGTCGTCATGCGCCCCGTTCGGAAACGCGCTGGCCTCGGCAAGAAAATCACTCAGCCAAGCCGCTTGCTCGGGGAGATAGACGTTGCCATTCTCGATCTGCGGCGCGGCGTCGTATGCCCGCGTGAGCTTGTCTGTGGCGCGCGGAATCTCCCGTATAGGGATGCCCTCGCGGCGCAATGTCTGGATCAGCCCCGTGCCGCTCACCTTATCTTCGACCTTCATTTCGCGGAGCGCCCCGGTCTGCCGGTCCCGCCCCTTGTGCTTGTTCCAGAATGCCCGCGCTTGCACGAGAAGCTCGGGGGCCTCGAACTTGCCGCGAACCTGATCAATCAGATATGCACCGCCGTCCCGGCCAAAGCCCCAGCACTGAAGCACGGTGTAGTCGTTTTCCTGCTTTGTCTTCTGAGCCGTATCGACGTAAACGGCGCGGTGCGTCAGCTTCGGCAGCGCCAGCCAGTATCGCCACCATTCGTCTTTGAATATGCCGCCGCCTCTTGGCGACGGGCGTTGCTGAAACTGTCCCGCCGTGGCGAATTCACCCATCGCGCGCTTGTCACGATCAACGACGCCGCGCGGGAACCGATCAGGGAACAGAAGCTCGCCGGCCTCCGTTCGGGGATCCTGCCATCCTATGCTTGTTACGCAGCGCCGGTCCGGCTCGAACTCCATTGGGAGCATCAAGTGCTCGTATCCCAAATCCTTCGCCAGAATGTGGCCGCTTACATCATCAGAATGCAGCCGTTGCATGACAACGATGATTGCAGACCTGTCCGGGTTGTTAAGCCGGTTAGGAAGTGTTTCGTTGAACACCCGTGTTGCCGTCTCTCGGTTTGCCTGGCTGTAAGCCTTTTCCGGCGAGTGTGGATCATCCCACAGCACGAAGTCACCGCGACGCCCGGTCATTGATGCAACCGCAGTTGCCTGTCGAAACCCCGTGTGTGCGTTTTCGAAATAAGTCTTTTCGTTCTGATCGCTGGTGAGCTTCATCGGCCAGCGCGCTTGATACCAGTCGCTTTCGACGAGAAGCCGGCACTTGCGGTTGTCGCGAATGGCAAGGCCCTGCTCGTGGCCCGCGCCGATAAAACGCGAGGAAGGTTTGCCGTGCGGCCCCCAAAGCCAAGCCGGGAAAATCACCCCGCAGAGCGTGCTCTTGCTCGTGCCGGGCGGGATGTTGATCAGAAGCCGATTGATATCGCCTTTCGCCACCGCTTCGAGATGCAAAGCCATCGCGTCCATGTGCCAGCCGTGAACATACGGCTGGCCCGGTTCCAGCACAGGCCACGCCAGCTTGAGAAAATCAGAAAGCGAGCGCCCTGATATTTCGCGATCGAACGCGAGCCAGTCATTCGGACTGAGCTTCACTTTTCCGAGCCGCCATCAGCTTGCGCATTGTTTCAGTATCCACCCTCGACCAGTCTACCGTTTCGATAGCCCCGCCGTCCGGGCCGGAGTGCTCGATAGCCTGCGTCTCGCGCCATCCTGCCTGCGTCTTGAGGTAGAATATCGCCGCGGTAATGTTGCCGTCACGCGCCTGCTGTAGAAGCCCCTGCGCGACTGTGCCGATGGCCTTGGCCTTGCCTCTTTTATAGCGCAAAGCAATTTCTGGATCGCGCTCGATCATCGCCGCGAATGTCGGGCGCGTGATACCGAAGTAATCCGAAATCTGGTCTTGCGAAAGATATGCGGCCAGCGCCTCAACCTGCACTGCCTGTTCATCTGTCAGTGTCTTGGGCTTTCGTCCCATTATGCAGATTCTTTATTTGGAGCGTGTGGGTAAGTGCTGCCCTGCCGCCCGATAGTTGGCGCTAGCCATTGGTCAATGACGGCCCGCGCAACCGCTTCGGTCATCTTGGGCGGGACGCTCATGCC